GATACCTTTCGAAAGAGAAGTATATGTCTTCATGCTAATTCAGTATCTAGAAGAAGAAAAGAAAAGAATAGAATCCAAAAAGAGGATGTAACAGATGGCAAAACGACAAAGTAAAAATAAACCTGCACAGATTAACCAGTCAATCACTCAATCCGTTAGTATTGGTGATACATGGGACACTGCAGCGTTTTCTAAGTTACTTGCAGAACAGGCTAAGGCTAATGATACTGCCATCAAATCATTAGAGTCTGCTATGTCCTCTGCTGGTGCAAATCAGCAACAACTACAAGAGCAAATCGCACAGTCTTCAATGATGAAGGATATTCGTGATGTTCTATTAAAAGAACTTCAAGATCGTAAAATCCACGAAGAGACTGAAAAACTTTTAAAGATTCAAGAAAGAAAAGCCCAGCAACTTCAAAATCATCTAAAGAAAGAGATTGAATTAAAGCAAAAGGCTAGTGAAGAAGCTGGTAAGCTAAACGCACTTCGTATCCAAGAATCGAAGGCGATCGCAAACCTTGCTAATAATATGCAGACATTCAAAACTATTGGTGATCGTTTGTCTGATACCAGTAAGAAACTGAAAGATAACTTCGGTTCAATGTCTGCTCTAAAGACTACTGCTCTAAAAGCATTTAACATTGGTGGTATCTTTAATAAGTCTATCGCCAAAGAAAAGTTTATTCAAACTCAAAGAAAACTTGGTTCTGCAGATGATCGTGCCACACTATCAGGCAAATTTGAAACTGCAAATAGAGCAGCAAAAGACATTAAGAAAAACGAAGCTGAAATTTCCCAGTTGAAGAAAGATACTGGAATGTCGGAAGCTGACTTGGCAAAACGAGGTGCAGGTAAGGATCTATTTGCCAAACGAAACGCACTAACAGATACAATGGCAGGTGCAGATTTAAGAGCAGCAAGTTTAAAGTCTACTCCAACTGAACAACACGCTGAGGCTGGTGCTGATGAAGAACGAGCAATTGAGGCAGAAAAACACGCTAAAAAACAAGAAGATCTCTTTATTAAAATTGAGCAGAATACTCGTAATGATTCTCCAGCAATAAAAGCACAAGAAGCCAGTGGTGGTAAAGAAGGTGGTGGATTACTCGCAGGTTTAATGAGTGGTGGTGCAGGCAAAGCATTAGATGGCATGAAGAAATTCGGTATCGGTCTTCTTGCAGTTGGTGCAGCATTATATGTTGCGTCAAAAGCATTCCAAGAATTCGGTGAAGTTGAATGGGAATCTATCGGTAAGGGTATGGTTGCTCTTGGTGGATTAGTTCTTGCTGCATTGGCTTTAGATAAAGTTAAAGGTAACATTATTGCTGGTGCTGCAGCACTAGGTGTTCTCGCTCTCGCAACATGGGCAATCGGTGCAGCACTTGGAACATTCGCTGAATTAGACTGGGAAACAATCGGTAAAGGTATGGCTGCAGTAGCTGGACTTGGAGTTATTGGTGCTGTTGCTGGTTTAGCTGCACCTTTAATTGCAGCTGGTGGTGCAGCATTGTTAGTTATGGGTGCTGCATTGTATGTTATTGGTGAAGCAATGCAGGCAGTCGGCAAAGGTTTCTCTGAGATGGCTGATGGTCTAGAGAAAATTGGCAAACTCGATGGATCAAATCTTCTTCTTGTTGGTGCAGGACTAGCTGCGATTGGTGCAGGTATGGCTGCATTGGGTGTTGGTCAAGCAGTAGCTGGTGTTTCTAATCTTGTCACTGGATTCTTATCTGCAGCTACTGGGCAAAAGACACCAGTTGAACAGATTATGATGCTTGGTGAGAAGGGTGATTTGATTAACCAAGCAGGCACTGGTGTTACTAACATCGCTCGTGGCTTGGGTATGTTTAAAGATATAGATATTGATAAGGTTAAAGCAATCGCAGCTTTACCTATTGACAAAATTGCAGCGATGGGTTTAGCATTAAGACCAGCCAATGCAGTTGAAGGTGGATCAAGAGCTAATGCAGATAATGCAGCTACTGCTGGTGGTAAATCAGGTAGTACTAGCGTGATAAATGCACCAGTGATGACTAATAATAAAACAACTCAAATTATTAGACCGCAAATTCGAAATCAAGAGTCTTCAGTATCTTCTTGGCTACGAAATAGAATGGCGACATAAAAAAAGGGATCGTAAAGATCCCTTTTTAATTTCTACTCTAAAGAATTAATCTTCTTTAGCAATCTTCTCGAAGTACGACATAACATCATCGTCATCATCGTTCACTTCAGGCATCTTCGGTGCTGGTTTAGAAGCAATCTTAGGTGCTTGGGCTACTGGACGATCTTCATCTTCAGCGATCTGTGCAGCAGACTTGCTAGCAAAAGAATCACCAGATAAAACCTCATTAAGTTTCTTCTTCAACTCATCATAAGACTTGAAGTTCTTACGATCTGTAAACTCAGACAGCTTAACCTGAGCAGAAGCGATCTTAACGATCTCGTCATCAGAACCAATTGCTGCTGGCTCCATGAATGCAGATTCATCATAGTTTGCGTAGCCATCTTTCTTACGCATACGGAGTTTGAAGTTTGCACCTTCCCAGAAGTCGAAGACATTGACTGGCTTCTCATCTTCAAAGGTTGGTCGTGCCTTGTCCATAATCTTATCAAAGATTTTCTTACCAAACTTCCACAAGAACACTTTACCTTCATTCTCAGGATGCTTAGGATCTGATACAATCAGAATATTAGCAGTGAATGAAAGACGACGCTTTTGTTTACGAGCAATCTCTTTGTTTGCCTCAGAACCAGAGTTCCAAAGTTGGGTGTTCAATTCACCGACTGGATCATTTTCACCAAGAGTTGTTAGGGAGTTTTCGATATACCATTTTCCAGTTGGACCTTGGAAGCCATGAGAAAAGATTCGAACCCATGGGAGTTCATCACCTTCTACACGAGGTAGGAATCGGATTGTTGCTGTTCCGTTACCAGCCTTATCACCTTCGAGTCGCCAGAAGCGATCGTCTGTAAAAGACTTTTGTTCGGATTGGGGATTTGCGACTTTTTCGAATGCGTTTGAAATAGCACCAAAGTCAGAGTTGCGCATTTTGCGCAGAGATTGAATATCCATCGTATTTCCTTTGTATTAAAAGTATTAATTTGTATTATCGTTTTGTATATGTTGAATCTGAATATCATCACTAACTTCAATCTCATCGTCAAATGAGTCATCATTTAAATCATAGTCTTCATCAACATAACTATTTAGCGTTTTCATACCACCACTTTTTCCAGAACGCTTTCCAGAAAATTCGTTATCAGGTTTTTGTTTATTGTATGTCTTACCCATTGTATCACTCTGCAAGTTCTTCTTTAAAATGCTCGAAGATTTTACCAATCTTTATTTTATCGTATTTAACGAACCCAGTCAACTTTTTAATTCTTCGCAACTCATCTTCCCATATGTATTTTACAGAAGCGTGTGTTGCCCATTCATCAAGTATGTCTATATGGTCGTTTATAATATTTAGAGTTTCTATCGCAATTTTACCTCCAACGAATAAGTTTAATGCTACTGGATATTCGTTTTCGGTGAACTGAAATATTGCAGTGGGTTTTAACTTGTTCATTTCAACATATGTTAATAGAGTTGCTAAGTCATCCACGAAAACCTTAGTCATAGACTGCTTTCGTTTCTGCCATTGCAAGTAATTATCGTCTGCTTCTCCACCAGCATAAATGGCTTGGTCGTTACCGTATGCAAAGTTTGCTACAAAGAACTGGATAATGTCTTTATCATCTGGTCGTTTGCTTGCTAACTTCTCAAAAATGTATCTGTCATTGCGAGCATTAAATGCTTCACGAGTACCACGAACATTACCTCTGTTCTCAAAGACATTGAATCTGTCTGTGGTGAAGTGAAGTTTGATTGCTAGGTAATAACGATATGCCTTAAATCCATCCATTACACATCCAGTTGTGCTTGCTTTGGTAAGTAGTTTAGTTCACGAAAGTCCATCTCAATTTTATCTTTCAGAGACTTGTTAATCAACTTCGATACATCTTCTGGCTCTAGATAGTTTTCTTTACAATATTCAAGAACAGCATCCATATATGTCATTTTGCTATCACGAACCATCTGCTCTATGTGAAGAGAGAATTCGTTTGCAGTTTTAAACATTTCGTTCCTTATTAATCCAGTACTGAGTTGCTTTAAGTTCATGATCTACCTTTTCATATTCTTTGAGTTTATTCTTATAGAGTTTCCAGACAGGTGTATCCGTTTTATCAGGATCCATCTGTCGTTCAAACTTCTCAAGGAACATAGAGAAGAATTTATCTAATTTCATTTTTTGGACTTGTAAGTCGCCATACTTCTCAATCAGTGTCATAATATATTATACCTTAT